TCGCATGGTTACTTTGGGGCGGAGATTCAGGCTTTGCTTGGTCAAAAAGAAAACGCCAACAAATCATAACAGAAGAAGATAAAGAGTTTGCTCTACAAGATCATGTAGAGGTAAAAGAAGATGAGAAAGCTTTATCAGGAAAAGTTAAAGAAGCACTAGAAGGTAAAGTTAAAGATCACAATGAAAAGCACGGTGATACAAAGACTAAAAGAGCTACTTTACGAATGCTAGAAGCTGTATTTCGTAGGGGTGTAGGAGCCTATAGAACAAATCCATCAAGTGTTAGACCAAGTGTTAGCTCACCCGATCAATGGGCATATGCAAGAGTAAATAGCTTCTTAAGAGCTTTATCCACTGGAAAATTCAGAGGTGGAAAACACGATACAGATTTATTCCCAAAAGGACATCCACTATCAAGTAAGACCTGATTTAGATGATGATTGGAGTATGCATTTGAATCAGGCACCCAACAAAAAACAAATTCATAGCTTTAGACAAGGCAGGGTAAACACTAGGTCTGAAATAAGACAACAACTTGCACTCAGAAACAATCTTGAAAAAAGGTTCTTTAAAAACTTAAATACACTTTTCCGTAAGTTTGTAAGAGTCCAAATGCATCTATATAAAGAATACGGTATATATCAACAAACAATAGCAGAAAGAACACTACAAGAAGATTTCTTCCCCTTAATGCTTTCACATTACAAAAGAGTGTTTTTAGCAATGTATAAAATGAATGAGGATAAATACTATAACAAAAAACAAGAAGCCTTTGTCTTCGGTAGAAGCACAGACTTTGAAGCAGTGGTCAATACATATTTTAATTCAAGACAATTAATACTAAGTGGTATCACAGAAAGAATGGCAAGTAGAATTAGTCAAGCTATAGAACAAGGAAGGGCAGATAATCTAACATTACCACAAATTGCTAAATTAGTTTCTGATAAATTTTTGCCTATAAGCAGAAGTCGTGCAGCACTTATATCAAGGACAGAAACACATAATGCAGCAGGTTTTTCTAATCACTCCTATCACTTACAAGTTCAAAGAGATTTAGGAAATAAAATGTTAAAAAGGTGGGTATCTACTGCTGATTCTAGAACAAGACCAAGTCATTCAAGTGCAAGTGGTCAAACAGTAGACATAGATGAAAATTTTTTAATTGGTGGTGCTGAAATGGAATTTGCAGGTGATTCTAAAGGTGGTGCTAGAAATGTTGTTAATTGTAGGTGTGTTGTTGTCTATGTAGATGAAAGAGATATAATAAGCTAGTGTGGTAGGAAACCAACAGGAGACTGCACTTGGGATTTCCTACCTCACAACTCCACTAGCAAAGCTGATAACTAAGCCAAGTGCAATCAACCCCTATTTAAAAAATCAACTTTTTTTGCAAGATCGTCAAAGTTTGCATCTTCTAAAGCTTCACTAGTAACAGCTAATATAGAACCTGCATCCCATTGTGTGAATTTGCTAACTACTAGACCTAATGCTTCTGCATCTGTAGCTTTATAACCATCAACAAATGCTTTTTCTTTTATAGCATTTAACAATGTAGGCATTACAGAAGCAATCATTTCATCAGTGCTTTTTGTTGTATCTAAGTTTAAGTTTGTCATTTTATTTTCCTTGTTTATCATGTTATGTAGTTATTATAACAACTAGTGTTATATTTGCAACCTTTTTTTTTAAATATTTAATATTTATCTAAATCTTGTGCTAGACTAAAGCCTGAAGTACCATATGTGGTATCAATGTATATTGGAGACACCAAGTAATGAATGACCTTTACGATTCTAACGGAGCTGTCAGTACAAATTTGTACGATTCAAATAAAGAAGATTCTCTTGACAATGATGAAAAACATATAAGAGCAGTAGAAGAAACTGATGATTCTTATATTATTGAATTTGGTAAATCTAAGCCTGATTCAGAAGAAACTGTAGATGAAATGGCTTCTGAAAAAGAAGTAGAGAAAGAATCTATAGAAATAAAATCAAGCATTAAAGCTTATCATGACGAAGATGAAGATAAAAACTATGGCACATTTGAAGGCTATGGGTCTGTCTTTGGAAATAAAGACTTAGGCAATGATGTTATAGAAAAAGGTGCATTTGCAAAATCTCTTAAAAGAAGAAAACCACAAAGTGTAAAACTTTTATATCAACACAAGTCAGATATGCCTATTGGTGTATTTGATGAGATCAGAGAAGATGACCATGGTCTTGTGGTAAAAGGTAGACTGGCTCTTAAAACACAGGCAGGAGCAGAAGCCTACGAATTATTAAAAATGGGTGCTTTAGATGGTCTTTCAATAGGCTTTAGAGTAAACCCAAAAGAAGTTTCATACGATAAGCGTGGTAACAAACGCATTATCAAAGAAGTAGATTTAATGGAAGTGTCGTTAGTAACCTTTCCTATGAACCCTCAGGCAACTGTTCGTTCAGTAAAAGGCGAAGAAATTTCTATTAGGGAATGGGAAAACGGATTGCGTGATGCTTTCGGTCTCTCTCGTTCAGAAGCAAAAGTTGCTGCAAAAGCAGTAACAAAGTGTTTTGACCAACGAGAGGTTGATGAAAGCACAGAATTGGTAGAAGCCATAAAAAACTTAACTTTAACCTTAAAAACTTAATAGGAGTAAATTATGTCGGAAGATATAAAGAACGCTATTCAAGACTTAGGTCAAACTTTCAACGAATTTAAGAAAGTTAATGACGAAAGACTTGAGCAAATTGAGAAAGGCGAAAGTTCAGCATATAACGAAGAAAAATTATCTAAATTAGAAGCCAAATTGGATTCTTATGAGGAAATGAATCAGAAGTTAACTATTGCTGAGCAAAACGCTGAACAAATCAAAGAGCAAGTTTCAAAAATTGAGACCATGGTCACTAGACCTGACTCAGGCTTTGAATCTAAGCAAGTTGATGAGTATCTCAATGCTTTTGATAAATATTGCAGAAAAGGCGTAGAAGGTCTTGACTCAATGGAAAAGAAAGCATTAACAGTCAGCAATGACACCACTGGTGGATATTTAGCACCACCTGAGTATGTGAGAGAATTGTTAAAAACAATTACTGAAATCTCACCTATCAGAAGTATTGCTAGAGTCCGTACTACAGGGCAAAGAAGCATCCAAATCCCAAAAAGAGATGGACAATTCGCTGCTCAGTGGGTATCAGAAAGTGGTACTAGAAGTGAAACTACTGGTTACACAGTCGGTTTAGAAGAACTACCTGCACACGAAATGTATGCATTGGTAGATATTTCTGAGCAAGACTTAGAAGATACAGTATTTGATCTAGAAGCAGAAATGCAATCAGAGTTTGCAGAGCAATTTGCAAAAGCTGAAGGTGCTGCTTTTGTATCAGGTAATTCTGTAGGCAAACCTCATGGTTTCATGGATGCATCAGGAGTTGGTTCTGTTGATTCAGGAAACGCTACTGCTGTAACTGCTGATGGACTTATTTCATTGGTACACAACATTAAATCTGACTACACAAGAAACGGGTCTTTCGTTTTCAATAGAGCTACATTAGCATCTATCAGAAAATTAAAAGATACTGCAGGTCAGTATGTGTTCCAAACAGGAATGATGCTTGGTGGCAATATGGTTAACACCATTCTTGGACACCCATATGTTGAAGCTACTGATATGCCTAGTGAAGGTGCTGACACTTTCCCTGTTGCATTTGGTGACTTCAGACGAGCCTATATGATCGTTGATAGAGTAAATCTAGCTGTATTGCGTGACCCATTCACACAAGCTACAACTGGTAATGTAAGATACATTGCTAGAAAGCGTGTTGGTGGTCAAGTAGTACAAGCTGAAGCTATCAATAAACTTAAATGTTCTGCTTAAGGAGTAAACTATGCAAGATTTAACACATAATATTGTCGTAAGTAACTCAATTATCAATGCTACTAAAACTGCTGCAGCTAATGGCACAGGAGTTGACTTAAAAGGCTTTGAAGAAGCAACTGCAATTGTAGATGTTGGAGCAGAAGGAGATACTCTTTCAGGCTCAGTCTACTTTGAAATATCACTAGAGCATTCCGATGATGATTCTACTTACACAGATGTTGTGCAAGCTGATGTTATCAACGGAACTATTGCTTCAGGCGGTATTTGGTTGAAACTAGATGGTACAACAGGTGGAGACCCTGATACCACTGGTGGCAATTGGCAGATTGGGTATGTAGGTGGTAAACGCTATGTGAGATTGGTACTAGCTAAGACTGGTACTCACACAAACGGTACACCTATCGCAGGCGTTATTGTAAAGAGCAGACCTCGTAAT